ACGCCACTATTCTCATAATAGTCGATAACATTAACAGCACCCCCTCTATAAACCTGTGCAAACCAAATAGCAGTCGAATCATTTATTCCCAAATCCCATGCGGTATGAACTGGCAACGCTGGATCATACGGAACTCTAGTAATTCTATTTTCATCATCTAAAGCCGCCAGTAACTTACCATAATAAGCACCAATAATAGCCGCCGTAAACGAACACTCATACTCTTGCTCGTATTGTTCTGGTGTCATTTGCACTTTAGCGGCATCTAACTCAAGCTCTTTAACCACTTTAGTCTCACTAGCTTTAGCAACTTTCCAGTACCATTGGTCGGAACCTTCCTCAGTTTGTTCTTTAGCCTGTTGAAGTATGTCAAAAAAATGGTTATGACCTGCTGGTGTACCTAAAAAGATTGCACCACCCTCTCTGTCGGATAGGGCTGGTCTAACAACCTCCCCCCACACTCTAGGATTCTGCATACCATATTCATCAAACACACATAAATCTAAGTATATTCCTCTCAACGCATCAGGATTCTCACCAGATAACAACATAATTCTACCATTATTAGGGAAATCCGCCCTTAATTCAGTCTCATTAAACGTAACACCTGGTATAACCCCAGCGTAATGCTTTACATAATCCCAACTAATCCTTTTAGCTTGCGTAAACGTAGGAGCAATTAACGCAACTCTTGGTCTAGGAAGAGGGCACGTTAACACATGCTTAATCATATGGTTCACAGCAAAAACAGTCTTACCAAAACGCCTGTGCATAACCAGCACATTCCAACGCTTCAATTTATCGTGCATCTCAGCTTGTAATTCCCTCGGTCTGTAAGGTATCTTAACTTGCATCTTCTGTTCCAGTCTCCCAAACTATTTTCAAAGAGCCATCAGTTATCTCTACGCCAGTCCTATTCTTAGCTTCGCCAAACCTCTCTGGTAATATCTTCTGCACCTTCCATCTGACATGATGCCCATAGTCTCTCAATAAATTAGGGTCATAGCTCTTTCTACCATGCAAGGCATCACCATACATATCCTCTAGTTCTTCTAAGGCTTTCTCAGCCGCCTGTCTTTGGGCTTGTTTAACATTGCCGTCTAGTTCCGCATCTTTGCCCATGTGGCGATATAAAGTAGCACGACTGACCTTCGCATCAAGGCAAGCTTTCACCAAGCTGTGTCCGTCTGTAACTGAGGCTATTATTCGTTCTTGTTTTGCTTTGCTAATCATGTGTGTCTAGAACTACCTATTAACATATATAAAGTAAGGCGGGCGTGTGGCGGGCATATGCCTTTTTATTTACCGCCCGTACCTCTTTTATTTCTGCAACTATTCTTTTTATTCTTTGCTTGCTATCTTCCTTTATTATCTACTCTTTTTTATTCTCTATAGTATAGAACATTAATATTTTAATTGTCTTGGCGTTGCCGCACAAGGTTGTATCAACTCAATGTATTAATATAATAGTATATCGTATCTCTCTTTATACAATGACAACTAAACCATTTAACAAATCACATCAATAATATTTTTTCTATTCATTATAATATACGTTGCAATCTATACGTTGAAGCCCTTACACACTATACAATTCACAGCATCAATTTTTATTTACTTTTATTACTTGCGTTGAACTTTGTTCTGTGTATACTGAATACTAATTACTTAATTACTTTAATCGCTAGCAAACTATAAAAGGAATAACACCATGTTAGAAACACTCATAACAATAGCAAAGCTTTTAATAATGTTATCATTCTTAATAGTAGGTTTATATATAATCGATATTGTTGAGACTAGATTTATATATATGAACTTCCAAGACGTTATAGCCTGCATTGCAGGAACAATTTTTATAATGTTCTCAATACTATTATTAATGATATTTTCTAAGATTAACAAATAACTAGTAAATAAGGTATATTATGAAAACATATAAAACTAAAAAAGATTACATCAAAGTAATCAATAAAACAGTAAAAGATAATGAATATATCAATTACTTGAAAGCATCTTCTAAATATGCAGTCGTTGAAGCATATCAAGAACTAGTCCACGCACAAGCAATCACTGAATAACTTTAATACTCTTATGGTGCAGGTTTAGTCCTGCATCATGGGAGCGTTAAACGCTCATTAAACCAACTAGCAGGAGAAAAGACCATGATTAACAATAACCAAATAAAAGTAATAAATACAATGTATGATAGTTTACAATTCATGAATAATATCACATGGAATAAATATAGAGATAATATCTTCAAGTATGAACTGCAACAAGAAAAAATGCATAGGAATGGTTGGTGCAATGGCAGAGACTACGGCAAGTTTACTGCTAATCTTTCAGCCAAGTATTTTACTGTGAAGCATATGATTGATGCAATGATAGCTCACAACAAATCAATATATTATAATGATTCAAGTAAGTTGCATACTGTAAAAGATTATTTACATGTTAAAACAAGCGTTTTTATGGCTGAAAGCTTTGTTTTAAACTATCCAGAAAAGATAGAAAAATATAATAAGTTCTGGCTTGATAGTGGAATATTTTTGCAATTTATAGAATATGATTATGTTGAGCTAGTAAACACAGAAGAACAGAAAGTAGCTTAACTTTAATACTCTTGTAATACAGTCTTTATTGACTGTATTATGGGAGCTTTAAAAGCTCATTAACTAGCAATAGAAAAGGAATATACAATGATTAAAAAATACACTGCAACAATAGAACTATCTTTAATTGTAAATGACGAAAAGACAAAAAACATAACACTAGAACAAATAGAAACAAAGCTTGGCGAACAGGCAAGAGACATTGCAGAAGATCGAGATGCTAAAATACACATAACAAATTTTTATGAGGCTTAAAATAACTTGTTACTCTATTAAGGCTCTATTCATTTAGAGCCTTACAAGAGCGACAAGGCTCAAACACTAGCAACAGAAAGGCTAAACAATGATAAAAGGCTCAGTTAAAAAGAGAAAAAACGCTATTAAATTTTTTCTTACATATGCAGATAAATGGCATAGTTATGCTAACGATTATGAAACAGTTAATTTAATATCTTATTTAGTTAACTTACAAATATTAAATCATAATCAATTCAAGCAAGTAAAAGTTAATTCACATAATGCTAAATTATATCTAGGAGCTTAGAAAATGAATAGTATTTTAAAAGGCTATCTAAAGTTTATAGGGCTTATAATAACCGCTATCATAACTTTATATGTAATTTACTATTTGATCTGGGCTTTATGCCTAATTGATAACACTTGTTATTCAAATAATTTTATATCGTAGCAAGCTATAAAAAGAATTGTAGAGGCTAGATTATCTAGTCTTTACACTAACAAGGGCTACAAAGCTCTTAAATAGCCATTAATGGCATAACTAGCAAAAGAGAAAGAGCAAAACATGGAAGATCAAAAACGTAAGAACTACCTAGCCTATTTTAAGCTTGGTGTAGTTGATGCAGTTGTAAATAATAAAGCTGATAATTCTTATATGAAAAGTTCAGCCTATTATAAAAAAGGTTTTGAATTTGGTTTAACTATGAATGAAGCTTTAACAGGGGAGGAAAAAGGCAATGACTAATAATAGATACGAGGAATTATATCCTAGAATACAAAGTTCTATTGATGAGCTAATTAATTCAATAGCTAGTCATAAATCAATTAAAGAAGATTTTTTTATTGATAAAATCAATAACCTTAAAAGAGAAATAAGAACCTATAAATATAAAAAAGGTGAAATAGAACACTAAAATAAATATTAACCGCTAATAAGTAGGCTCTGCAACATGACGGAGCAGAGCCTTTTCCACTAGCAAAGAGGAACAATTATGAATAACATAAATAACAGACTAACAAAAGAGCAATTTAAACAAATTAGAACAGAGCTACAGTACACTCAAAGAGAAATGGCTGAATTGCTTGGTATAACTATCAGAGCCATAAGTTATTACGAGGCTGGGCAAAAACCTGTCAGTAAAACTGTCAGCATATTAACAAAACGTATTTATATTACTGAGAGATAGGAGAGAGACATGCAAAAAATAGAAAAAGGTTTATTACCAATCTACGCAAAAGACATGAGAAGATACATAAAATATGCAGAGCAATGGGGATACGACAACAAAGATGCAATGAATTATGTAGCTGAAGCAGTAACAGATGATTTAGACTGTGATTATCACGATCAAATAAAGGGAGATGATTACTTCTTTCAAGTAAAATCATTAGCTAATGATATGATTGACGGCTCTAAATTTTACAACATTAAACTTGAAAAATAGGAGAGAGAAATGAACGAATCAACTTTAAACATGGTTTTTGATATTATTGATAGTATGGAATCGCCACCTAAAATTATTAAGGACAAATCAGGATATTTTCATTTGTTATATGATAATGGTAAAAGGCAAGTTGGCTATTTCCACACAATGAAAGATGTTTTTGATAGCCTAAAGGAAGAGACTAGAAAAATAGAATAGAAGCAATTTAATAAAATAAAAAAAATAGTCGTGTTTGTCTATCTATGCACTGATATAGCAGTGCATAGATATATTATAGGCACGACTATTTTTTTTATTTTAATTAACATATATTATATGCAGTATAGTGTTGCAGTATATTACTGCAGTATATTACTGCAGTAATAGAGTAGTATATCTATTGCCGTAGGGCAGTACAACAAGGTTGATTATACAAACGAGAAAAAAACTGTCAAGAAAATAATTTGTCTTGGATTCTAGTCGAGAC